CGGTTGAAGCTTCTCGCCCAACAATTGCAGCACCTATTTACACTCGTCCTCGTCTTGAGTTCACAAAGGAAAAATTCCTAGAGAACACATTACGCGCAACTTATTTAAATGATGATGAGGCACGTCAATACATTGCAGCAGCAGCAGATACAACTGATAACGCAGGTTTAGTTCCAACACGTCAATTGACTGAGGTAATTAATCCATTATCAAACGCTGATCGTCCATTTATTGATTCTATTTCAAATGGTGCATTACCTGACGCAGGTATGACTTTTGAAATTCCTAAATTAACTCAAGCACCAACAGTTGCAGAAACAGCCGAAGGCGCAGCACCGTCAGACACAGACCAAAACGTTTCCTTCTTGAGCGTTTCAGTCAAAAAGTACGCTGGACAACAAACATTTAGCACAGAAATTTTAGACAGATCATCTCCAGCGTTTTTCTCAGAGTTGGTACGTCAAATGGAGTTTGCTTACGCTAAAGCAACAGACGCAGCCGTAGGAAATATTATTGGACAGGTTGCTACAGATGGCGGAAACCGCACAATGTCAGCAGCAAATATTCAGGATTTTATTTCTGATGCAGCAGTTTCTATTTACTCAGGAACTCTTGGGTTTGCGCAAAACATTGTTGTTTCACCTGAACAATGGGGCGCATTGATGGGCTTAGTTGATGGTTCAAATCGTGCAGTATTTACACAAACCATTAATCCACAAAACGCGTCAGGAAATCTAACACCAACAAACATACGCGGTAACATTGGCGGATTAAACCTTCGCGTTTCACGTTATCTATCAGGAACAGGCGATCAAACAATAATCGTAATAAACCCTGATTCGTTTACATGGTACGAGTCAAGCAAATACCGCTTAGAAACTAATTTAATATCAACAGGACAAATTCAAGTTGCTTATTATGGTTATGGTGCGCTTGCAAATAAAATCAATGCCGGTGCTTACAAGTGGATGGTTGCATAAACTTTCCTAAATAGGAATCATCTGTAAAGGGGCGTCGGAAGCCTTCGCCCCTTTACTTTAAGAAAGGCAGACAATGGCAGCCACATACGTTACTGAAGCTGAACTTAGAGCAAATTTACAATTAGGTAATTTGTACAGTTCGGCAACAGTTGAGGAAGTCTGTCAGGCTGCCGAAAATATAATTAAAAGCTATTTGTGGTTTAATAAAGCTTACATTGCTGTAACAGAATTAAACAGCTTAAAGGCAACTGTTACAACAGTTGAACCTCATGGTTTTGTTGTTGGTCAAAGCCTAGTAATTTCAGATTCAGGCGCGGTGTTTAACGGAACTCGTACAATAACCGAATCTACAATTTATACTTTTTCTTTTACGGTTGCTTCAGGCGCAGATCAAACAAATCATTTAGTTAGACCTTACGGAGTTGCAACAGGGTCGTTTCATGGCACAGATTATGCAACAGTTCCCGAAATAAATTTGGCTACCCTTATGGTGGCGACTGAAATCTGGCAAGCCAAACAAGCTGCTAATGGCGGCGCACTAGACCCTAATTTTCAACCATCACCCTTTAAAATGGGTTCAACATTGATTGCAAAAGTTAGAGGCTTAATTGCGAACCACTTAGCTCCCAATGGACTAATAGGCTAATGACAGTTGCCGTTACAACTCTCAGAGCTTCCATTGCGTCCGCGCTAAGTAATGCGGGGGTGTGGGACACGTTCTCTTATGTGCCAGCCACACCCACCGCCAATAGCGTTGTTCTCAGGTATGCCGACCCAATGCTTGAGCCAAGCAACAATCAATACAATGTTGGGGCAAAGGCAAACTTTACAATAACTTGCATAGTCCCAATGCTGGACAATCAAGCTTCATTAATTGCGTTAGAGGAAATGGTTTGCGCGGTATTTTTAAAACTTGTTGCGTCAAGCCTTAAATTTAACATTGAAAGCGTATCTGCGCCGTCGGTATTGCAGGAAGCTCAAGAGATGATGGTCAGCACAATCAACATAAGCACACTAACAACTTGGAGTTAAACAATGACACTTACAGACGAGGACATTGCCTTTCTTAAAAAGATCGGTCAAATAGCACCACAAGACAAGCCAAAACCAACAATCACCAAGAAAGACGAGGAATAATTCATGGCAACGTTTTTAAATAACAAGGTTGGATTTAAAGTTAACTCTGTTAACTTGTCTGACCATGTAACAGCTTTTACCCTTAACCGCGTTCTTGACCAAATTGAGATCAGCGCGATGGGCGACACCGCACACAAATACACTACTGGGTTAGCAGCTGATACAATAACCGTATCATTTCTAAACGATGATCTAGCTTCAGGCGCAGGTTCAGTAAGAGCTACACTACAAGCCGCTTTCGGTACAACAGTTGCTTTCCAAGCAATTCAAGATACTGCCAGCGCGGTTTCAGGAACAAACCCACTTTATTCAGGTACAATTCTTATTGACAATCTAACCGATATCAATGGTGCGGTCGCTGATATAGGCATGATGGATTTAACCTTCACATGCAACAGCAAGACAGCGTACGCAACAACTGGTACTTGGTCATAACAAAGGACTAAAATGATTAAACTTAAAATAACCAAGGCTTCAGGTGACGTTTCTGAATATGAAATTACACCTGTTATTGAGTTCGCGTTTGAAACTCACTTTAAAAGTGGTTTTCATAAATATTTTAGAGATGAAGAAAAACAAAGCGCGGTCTATTGGTTGGCTTGGGAAGCTGAAAGGCGCAATGGCGTAACTGTTGTGCCTTTTGGTGATAAGTATTTGGAGCAGCTTGTTAAAGTAGAAATTCTTGACGCTGACTCCCCAAATGGATAACGCGGGATTCCTTTCACTACCTCGTTGCTAGGTTAGCAATAACAACAGGACTTCCGCACCAAACGTTTATTGATATGGACAGGGATTTGTTAAAGGCAACTTTAGCGGTTCTCAAAGACGACGCAAAGGCTAGGGAAAATGCCAGCAGAAATAAAAGGTTTAATTGAGCTTCAAAAAGCTCTTAAAGATTACGCCCCTGCCCTAGCTGTACAACTAGACGATCAAATGGCTGTTGCCCTTGGTGGCATAGTTAAGAAAGCCCAAGATTATGTTCCTAGCAGTTCACCTTTAAGCAACTGGAATTACAGACGACGATCTGAATTTTACTTTGACGCTCAAGATAATAGGTTAAGAAAGTTCCCTTTATTTAACGCGGCAACTGTTGTTTCAAAAATTCAATACAGTTCAACTCCACGCAAAACAAACAGGCGCGGATTTAAAGCTGTTTATTACATAATTAACAAATCTGCTGCGGGTGCTATTTATGAAACAGCTGGTAGAAAAAATCCTTCAGGTCAGCCTTGGGTTGGTCGTTTAGGCGACCCACGTCAAAAAGATATTAGTCGTTCAAACAACCCTCAAGCGGGTTCAGATTTTATTCAGGCAATGGGTGAGTTAAAGCAAGGCAACATAGAGAGTTCTACAAAGCGCGGTCGTTACATGAAAGGTCGGTTGATCTTTAGAGCTTGGGCTGAGGACGGTGGCAAAGCTAACGCAGCCGCTTTAACTGCTATTTACAACGCTAACGAGCAATTTAAAAAGAAACAATATTTTAGGAAGGCGTCACGATGAGTATAGTAATTGATATTGCCGCGCAATTTACAGGCAAGAAAGCATTTACTCAAGCTGAGAACGCTGCCGATAAATTGGCAAGAAACGTCAAACATGCTCTCATTGGTGTCGGTGTTACCGCTTTTGCTAAGTCAGCCGTTACCGCTTTTGCTGCCCAAGAAAAGCAACTAGCATTATTTAAAAACTCTTTACGCAATATTGGTTTTGAGTTTGCAACTTCAGACTCATTAGCATTTCTAAATAGTTTAAAATTACAATATGGAGTTGCAGATCAGCAGTTAATTCCTGCGTATGAAAAATTGTTAACTACAACCCGAAGTCTTGCAGCCTCACAAAATCTTACAAACATTGCATTAGATATTGCTGCTCGTCAAAACATTAGCGTAGTTCAAGCCGCTGACGCACTTAGCAAGGCTTATTTAGGAAACACAAAGGGATTAGGCGCACTAGGTTTAGGTCTTAGTAAAACAACTCTTGCTTCAGGGGATTTTGCTTTAATACTAAAAGAAATAACTAACATTACAAAAGGCGCAGCGTCAAGAGCAGCTGATACTTTTGCTGGCAAATTAGGTAAGTTAAAGGTTGCAGCCGACATGGCTAGAATTAGTATTGGCGCAGGTCTGGTTGAAGCCATTATGAGAATCAGCGGCGCAACAGACATAGATCAATTACAAACTAAAATTATTAAGTTTGGTGAATCTGCTTCCGAAGCGTTGATTAAAGTTGGTCAATTAATTTCTGACAATATTATTCTAATTAAAACTTTTGCTGCACTTATGATTGCAGCGTTTACTATCAATAAAATTGCTGCGTTTATTATTTCCTTAGAGGCAATTATTAAAACAATTAAGGCTTTAAGAAACGCTATATTGGTTGCGGCGGTGGCTAGAAACTTCCTATTTAGCCCGCTTGGTGCAATAGCTGCTAACGCTGCAATGTTTGCAGCAATTGGTTTGATGATTAAAGGCGTTGATGCAATTAGCGAATCTGCAACTAAGGCAACTGGAAACCTACAAAGCATGTTTGCCGCTGGCGGTTCAATGGCTGGAGGCGATCAAGGCGGTGCGGCTAAATTCGCCGAGGGTGCAGCTGCTAGAGCTGCCAAGGAAGCCAAGGCTGCCGCACTTGCCCAATTAAAAGCAACTAACGCACAAACCAAGGCTATTAAAGATCAGGCTAAACTTAAAAAGGCAAGCGGCTTGCTTGACATGGAACAAATACAAATCATGGCAGCCTTGCAGAACCAATTAACCGAGGACGAGAAACTTAGACTATCTTTACAACTTGCTTTACTTACAGAAAACGCAGCTGAGGCAGACCGTTTAAGCAATCAATTAGCGTTATCACAATTACAAACAACAGGCTTAGCAAGAGCAATTCAAAACTTACCACCTGCCCTAAATCCTTTACAAGATTATCCTAATTATATTAACAAAGCCATAACCGATATTTCCTTAATACAAGACGCATTAAATAAACTAAAAGCACCTGTTCTAACTGTTCAAATCAACACCGTTAATACAGGTGGTGGCGGTGGTGGCGGAGGTGGTGGCGGTGGTGGCGGAGGCTCACCAATTGTTCCAGTTCCTTTTGCTGGCATACCATTAGGCGGCGACATTGGCGGAGCAGCAAAAGCTTTAGAATATGCGGCAAAAAAGAATCAAGTCACATTAAATACACAAATGCCTGATTGGCAAAGTTATCGTGCTGGAGAACGTGAAACAAAAGTTACTGTTAACGTCCAAGGTAATGTTATTTCTAATAGAGATTTAACTGACTCATTACGCATGGGATTACTTGACTCAAGTGCATCGGGTTCATTTACTCTATCCAATAGAGCTACTAGAGGCGATTAATGGTTTTACCTGCAACGCTTGACATATCTCTAGATTTCTCGTCGGGAGCTACTTTCGGTATCGGGCTTACCCTTGACGACCCTGTTAACGGTTTATTAGATACAGGCATTTTAGCTGAATCAACAACTCCACAATTAGTAACTGATTTAACGCCAGACGCAAGACGAATAAGCATAAGGCGCGGGCGCAATTTAATAAGAGATACTTACGAGGCTGGAAATGCTACCGTTAGAATTTACGACCCTAACGGAAACTTTAACCCTCAAAACACCAGCTCACCTTTTTATGGACAATTGACACCTTTAAAAAAATTAAGAATTTCTGCGTCTTATAGCGGGGTAACTTATTATTTGTTTAGTGGTTATACAACGGATTACATTTATTCTTACGATCAAGGCGAAAACGTTTCCTATGTGGACATAAACGCTTCGGACGCTTTCAGATTGTTTAACTTAGCAGCTGTAACAACCATAACAGGGCAAGCAGCTGGTCAAGATACAGGCACTAGAATTGACAAGATTTTAGATACCGTAGATTTCCCTGTGAGTATGAGATCAATTTCCACAGGCGATACTTTGACTCAAGCGGACGCAGGTAGTTCTAGGACTTCTCTTTCAGCAATTAAAAACTGCGAATTCTCAGAACAAGGGGCTTATTATGTCAGTCCCTCTGGCAACGTTGTGTTTAAAAATAGATCAGAGGTTATAGGTAGCGCAGGTAACACCCCTATTGAGTTTAATCAAACTACTGGAATTCCTTACAAAAACGTAAAGTTTGCCTTTGATGATAAATTAATTGTGAACCAAGCGAACATAACTCGCTTGGGGGGTGCTACCCAAGTTTTTATTGATGCGGATAGTGTTGCGACCTACTTCCCTCACTCAATTACTAGCTCTGATCTGGTCGTTCAGACAGACGCAGAGGCAGCCAATATTGCGGCTATTTACGTCGCCTCAAGGTCAGACACGACCATTAGAATTGATGAAATGAGCATTGACTTACTGGACTCCAATGTGCCGACTG